CTCCTCGCTAAGGACATGAACGGCATCTCGTTTGACGAGGCGGCGTTCGAACCCCACCTGCTGATGATCTACCAAGAGGTACTCAACCTCCGACGACTTTCGACTGGCGGACCACTCCACTTCATCGGTACGCCAACTGAAGGCATCAACGACTACTCCGACCTCTGGGAGAAAGGTAACCCAGAGAATCCAGAGAAGGATGAGAAGTTCATCTCCTTCCGACTCTCGACTCGGTCCAACATTGGGTATGGCCTAACGCAAGAGAACTTCGATGACGTTGTTCGACAGCAGGCTGCATACCTGATCCCACAGAACATTGACGGGTACTTCATCGAGGCCAGGGATTCATTCTTCTGGTCAGTGTCGGTGCAGTCAGCATTTAGGAACGAAGTCGAAGAGCAAGGCCCGAAGCGCCACCATCGGTACGTCCAGGGCGTTGACCCTGGTATTTCACATGACGCAACCTGGGCCATCACGCTCGACACTACGGACCGCCAGCATATGACTGGTACCCGCATCCGCAAGCGCGGAGGCAAGCAGAGCATCTCAGCCGTGGTCAACATGGTACGAGAAGGGCATCTGCTCTACAACGAAGATGGTGCGTCGGCAACGACCATCGTTGACTCGACTGGACTGGGCGGACGCCTATTCCAGCAAGAGTTCAGCATCATCAGGCCGATCCGAGGTTTTGACTTCGGCGGCACAAAGTCCAAGAAGGTCGAACTTTTGAACGACCTGAAGGCAGTGATCGATAAGGGTCAGATCAGTTTCCCTGTGGGGGGCGCGTGGGACGAGTTGCGCAGGCAACTTCTCGCGTACAAACTAGACGATAAGAAGTTGGAACAGGACGCAGTGATGGCACTAGCAATCGCCGTCCGACACGCAATTCGCAACCCAGAGAAGCCCGTGAACGACCCAGTGTTCACATATTTTGGAGTGAGTGACTAATGCCTGAAAAAGTACGAAAGATCCCCGCAGCGTTCGAAGGAACGCGGGCGATCCCAGCACAGTACACGACTGACCCAGATATTGCGACGCCAGAGCAGATCGCCTCTATTGGCACTGCGACCGAGAAGGCACGCAAACTAGCCAAGGGCCAGGTCATTGTTACAGCCCAGCCGAAGAGCAAGCCATTGGCGACCGCTCCAGTTGGCACCTCGGCAACCCGACGCGCCCTGCGTTCGGCACGCACCCTCAGCAACGCTGGTGTCCAGAGCGGCACTGAGCGCGGCATTGCGGATCCATCACTCACCGTTCGCAACCGTGCTGCAACCAAGATCAAGCCGAACATCGAGCGCCTCACCCTTGGAGAGAAGAACTCCATTAAGATGCTCGAGTCCTCGCTCACTGGTCGAGCGGAGAATCCAGGAGAGAACGAGGAACTCCTCCTCCTCCAGGAGATCCTTGGTCGCAAGCAGATGGTCGAGCCAGAGCAGAATCGTCTCCGCTCGCTCTTCCGACGCATGGACAACCTCTACCACCCAGAGACCATGACCCTCGGTGGTGCAGACCACTGGGCAGAGGATCCAAGCGCACGCCTTGCTGGCCGCGCCCACGTCTCGGTCAACATCCACCACGCCTACGTCCAGATCCCTGCTGCCATTCAGGCAGTGCGTCCAGTCATCAACTACATCGCCACTGGCCCAACGCCAGAGGAGCGACAGACTGCGCAACTCCGAGAGCGACTTTACTTCCGCTGGTGGGATGCCAACGACATGGACCTTACCCACGAGCATGCCGCACTCCTCAAGGAGTTGTACGGACACACGGCAGCCAAGGTCTACTGGGATCCAGTTGCTGACCTGCCAAAGGTTTCGATCATCGAGCGCCCAGAAAACCTCTACCTCGGCTTCGGATCAAGCGACTACAATCGCCTAGATTGGGCCATCTACACCTACGGCATGTCGCCGCAGTCTGTGCAGGAAGATTACGGCGTTGAAGTCATCCCTGTGAAGCAGGGCGAGAAGTGGTTCCCATACACCACTCGCGGAACGCACGCAGACCCAATCGGCAACGTCTGGATGAACAGTTTTGAGCGAAACCCACTTCGACGAGAGTCTGCCTACGAGCAGATGCAGATCGAGGTGTATGACTATTGGTACAAGGTGCCGACCAAGCCTGGCGATGCGCCGCTTGTGTACAACGCCATCTTCGTTGGCAACACGCTTGTTAAGAACGATCCACATCCTGAGTACCAGGGACAGATCCCGTACATTCACCTTCCAAACGGCAAGATCCCTGGCAGCCCATACGGCAAGCCAGCCCTCTACGACGCCGAACAACTCCTTCGCGAGAAGGACGAGCGGATCACTGCCATGGCGCAGATGATCCAATCCGTTGTCGGTGGACAGATGTGGCAGTTGGTCGGTGCCGAGGCGCCTGACGAGGTTCCTGCCAATGCGCTGCCAAAGCCTGGACGCGTCGCCACACCTGGCCCTGGCAACGAACTCCGCGCCATCCAGCCGTTCATTCCTAACTTCCAGATCGAGCAGTACATCGGGCGCATCGACCGCGAACTTGCGGTTGCCACGGGCCTCAATGACCTGCTCCTCGGTCTGGCACCGTCGCAGGTGCTCGGTTCGTCCCGAGCCATCGCTGCGCTCATTGCTAACTACGAGGCACGCCTCGCTCCGAAGCGCAAGGTCTTCTACTCCTGGATGCGCCAGGTGTGGGAGATGTGCGCACGCATCTGGGAAGTCAAGGACCCAGCGGTCAGGGAGATCATTGACGGCGAATACCGCATTGAGATCGTTGCCCCTGAGTTGACCCCTCGCGATACGCTCGAACTCGCTTCAACCGCGATCAATCTCGTTCAGAACCGCATCTGGAGCGCCGAGCGTGCTATGGATCGCGTGGGCGTGGAAGATCCAGTCGGCGAGAAGGAACTTATCCGTGACGAGCAGACTGACGCAACGCTCAACCCGAGCGCTGTGGCCACGATGGCTCAGGTCATGAACATGATGAAGCAGATGCAGATGCAGGAACAGCAGATGCAGGCACAGATGGGTGCCGCAGGCGACCAGATGGCGCAGGCTCAGAACGCTTCCCGCACGCAGAACCCGCCAGTCCCTGGCAGCCAGGCTCTAAACCAGCCAGAAAACCAGCAGCAGGCGCCAGCCGAGTCGCTACCAGCGAACGCGGCGGCTCCTGGTGAGCAGAATCTTCTCCCCGCCCCAACGGGGACCAATGAGGTACCCGCCTAATGGCACGACGAGGACGATTCACCAATCCTAACGCTGGCGGTCAGAACCTTAGTTCCCTGATCGTTTCCCTCCTCCGCGAACGAAAGAACGCCGAGGAGCAGTTGCTGCTCGAAAAATTCCGCAACAAGGAAGTTAGCGCGGAAGAGGTCCAGGCATTCTACGATAACTGGGCGTCTACTTCTGGCTTCACTGAGGGTACGCTCGAGTTTGATCAGTTGAACCAGCGCAAGAAAAACGCGTACGATACTGGAATCAAGTACCGATACGACGACCTGCTTGCTGACTTCAATGCCACTGGTGGCAAAAACTATACTGAATTGATGTCGTTTCTCAACGGCGATGCCCAGACGGTCAACGATAAAAACAACGCCCAGCAGTACCTTGACCTACGGAAGAATGTAACAAACAACTTCATCAACGAGGCTTCGAACCAGTTGCAGATGGGCCAGATGACTATCGATGAGTTTAGGACTCAGGTAGACGCTGGCATCGACTCGTCATTCACCAAGGGTTCGAAGGAGTACAACGACGCGAAGTATTCGGCATTCGTTGCTGAGTACAACGGCGAGTACACCAAGTACCAGAACCGAATCAAGGCAAACAAGAGCGGTGCGTATTCTGGATACATGAATTTCCTTAACCAGATGCGTAGTCGAATGGCTTCGGAAAAAATCAGCGGAGAACTACTTACCCGAATTGAAGCCGACATGGTTTCCGTCAGGGCCGCTGGTGCTGTTGCTGGTGCAAATCCACAAATTGACCGATATAATAAGTCTCAGGGCGTCCTTGCTGAACTATACGCAGCCGCCCTTAGCACTAGCGGAGTTCGTGGTAAAGACCTCACTGCTGAAGATCTGAACCTAGGAAAAACCTATACAGTTGAGGATATGATCGCAAACCCAGGCGCATTCGAAACGTGGGTATCCATGCTTGAGGATGGAACAGCCCAGATCTCTCCAGAACTTGCTGCGAAGTACGACATTGATTCCCCAGGAGAAATTAGAGATCTTTTGGACAAGGAAGTTAAAAGCATCCAGGTTTCTGCCGCTGCTGCCAATCGACTCAACCCAACACAGGCAAACGCAAATGCAGCCGCGCTCGGAACTTCACTTGCTAGGACCATCGGAAGCCAAACGCAAATTGACGATCTCAACGTTGCTATGAATAAGTACGGAGAGGACATCTACGTTTACGGTCTAGCAGAGGACGACATTGCACTTAGGAGATCCCTAAAGGAGTGGAACAAATTCCTCTCTGGGCAAGATTCCATCTACGGGAAGATCTCAAAAGAGAAACTCGATGAAGAGTTGGCTGGTTACGGAGCCTATGGAGACACGTTCAAGGTCGCCATTGCTAACAGCCTAAAGGGATCATCTGGGAAAGTGATCTCGATTGATGACCAGACCCTAGAGGGGATGTATAATATGTACTCTGGTTATGACTCTAACGGAGGTATTCCATTCAACCGAACATACGCTGATGGAAGCGTCGGGGAAACTGATATTAATTACAATGGCTTGACATCTGGACAGAAAGTTCAGGTTGTTACTAGGGACCCAAACACTGGGCTTGTAAAGAAAGTCACCACAGACCCACTTGCAGTTGGTGCAACTGGTAAACTTGGTGCCACGCAAATCGTAAATAAGGGTGGCGGATACCTTTCCGTTCTTACCTATGTCGAAGGACAGGATGGAGCGAAAGTTCCGATTATCCAGTCGATTGCTCCAAACAGAACAATTATTGTACCATCGGCTGGAACCGCGACTACAACATGGGGATATGAATATACCCTCAGCAGCGGTAAGACCTGGTGGATCTCTACCAATGGAGATTCTTACGACCAGAATCCGTTTAAGTCATTAAAACTTACCGAAAATGGTGTTTATAGCGCGGAGAACGGAGCAGATGCTGGCGTCATGCCAACAACCGCTCCAGTTAGCGACATTGACTCGTTTACAATGGATGCTGGTAACTCATACGTCAAACTTCGGCAACTTGCTGTTGAACTAACAAAATTGTCAGAAGATCCAAACTGGGTAAATGCTCTTGGTGTCGTTGATCAGGATAAGGTTTCTACCGAAATCCAGACTCTTACCGAGAAGGCAGATCGCCTGGAGTTGACTGAATTGAACACGAACCTCTTTAGGGCCAGCGAGCGCGGAGCCTCGAAGAGTGAGTTGGATTTGATCAAGTCAAGAATTTCTGACGTAGAAAGCCCAGGAACTTTGCAAGGAGACAACTACCGACGATTTGTTCTTAAGAATCCAGACAAGTACCGAGAGACTTCCCCTGGAGTATTCACTCGAGTACTACCAGCGGATGCCGACTTTAGCCCCAGAGGCGTACTTGGTGGAGCCAATGAAGAGGTTGATCCAGCAACTGGATTGAAGTTGCCAGATGTCATTGACATCCGACCAATTGCGGACGTTAACAAGGTCGGAGAAAGGGCGAATGCCGCTCCTCCTCCTGGTGGGCCAACTGGCCTGTTGCTTGGCCAAGGATTCTTTGGTAACGCGGCGGGACCATTCTTCAGAAATGCCCCGACAACGCCACAGACTTCTCAGTCATACCTTGGTATTGCTGGATACACTGGTGGAGTTCCAAGTGCTCCAAAGCCAACTGCGTTAACCCCAATCGTATCGGCGGCGATGACGCCGTTCAATGCAAATGACCGAGAGGCACGACGTGCTCTGATCGCAGCAGAAACGCAAACGACTGCGCCGAAGCCAGTAACCCCAATCCGTATTGGAGGTAGGTAATGCCAATTAAGGGAGTAGGACGAGTATCTGGCAGCCAAGTTGGCCCACAGGCAGATTTTGCCACTAGGCCAATTGGTGGTGGCGGTGCAAACCTCTCCACGATGGGCAAGTTTAATCTGGATATTACTAAGCCAGAAGAGAGCATCGGCGGCACCGTAGAAGGATTTGCTGCTGCCGCACAAGGGATTGGCAAGGCAGCCGTCAGCGTAGTGGAAAATCTTCCGATTGCTGGGCTAATTACAAAGCCAGTCATTGGTGCGGTCGGAGCCGTTGCTGACGCGACGGTCGGTCAAGTTGTTAAGGGTATTTCTTCTGGGCCGATTGGTAAGGCCGTCAATGACGCTGCTGGTACGGCATTCCACATCGCCACGTTGCCACTTCAAGGCGCCCTAAAGGCCCTTACTCTTCCGAGCGAGGAAATTTCTAAGAAGGTTCTTGAGGCAAGAATTCTTGCTACCGCTCGTGGCTCAACGTTTGACATCGCAAGGTTCCTGTGGACAGATGCCCCAAAGGACGCAGTCATCCGATACCGAAACGGCGAGTCCGTCGAGGATATTGCCGCTGAATACGTCGGTCAATTCGGTACGGCTGGTAGTTCGAAGTATGGCGCGTATAGCCCAGATGCCTTTGTGAACTTCTTGTGGACGATGGTATTTGATCCAACTAACATTATTCCAATTACCAAGCCATTCACTATGGCATCCAGGGCCGCTCGACTTTCCTCATACGGAGTAGACGCTCTGAGGGTAGCAGAGAAAACTGCAAAGGCAGATGCCGCTAAGGCATTGGGGGTCGGAAACGAAGCACTTGCCGCGAGGAAAACCTCAGAGGCGATGACCCTTGCTCAGGATGCCGTATTCCTCGAGAAGTACGACTGGCTCGGAAAGATGTATACGTCAACCTGGGGGAAGGTAACGGATAAGTGGGGCCAGGTAACTGGTGGCCGACTTACTCGTGAAATTGCCCAGCAGCCAGAACGAATCGTCGGCGGCAAGGCAACAACCGACATGCTCGATGAAATCGGCGTTGCTACTGGAAAAGAGAACGTAGATGAGGCCCTTGGAAATGCCGTGCTTACCACTGCAAATGCCAATAAGGCAGCGGTAGCAGAGGCGCTTGTAAGCAATCAGCGAAACACTTGGCGTGCTTCTAGCCAAAATCTCCTTCGCGCAATGTACGATAAGTTGGCTACGGGGGCAAAGGGTGCTGACACGCTTCTTGCGACCGAGTACGGAACAAACAGGACTGTTGCAGACTTCCTTAGTGACATTGGTTACTCCAGCGTGGACCAGGTTCGCATTGCCAATGCCGTAGAATCAGCGTTTGTCCCAGAGATGAAGGCATTCGCTGGCAGCGATAAGGTTTCTGGCTTGCTTAGCGAACTCACTGACGTTATGTCAAAGATTGACGTCAAAGAACGACCAGATTTTTACGTTATGGCAGCAGAGGCACTTGGAAAGTCCAACGTGCGATACGCTGTTGACGCTGGCATCGAACTGATCCAGCAGAACAAGTTGAACCTTGTACGATTTGCCCAGAACGAAGAGCAGTTTGTTAACTTCCTATCACGAACGCTTCAGTTCGGATTCAGGGTTTCTGCGGATAAAGCAGCAGAGATTGCTCGTAACCAGTGGGCCAAGAACGCTGGCAATACTCGAGACCTCATTAACCTCCTGGAAACTGGCCGCATGGCCGCATTCGGTCGTTCGATGCGCGAAGTTGCTGCTGAGCGGGCCACCCAGTTCGAGGCATTGGCTAAGATCGAGGCTGAGGCCGCGTCGCGACACGAGGCCCTGGCAAAGACGTACTTCTCGGAACTCCCACCAGATCAGGCCCTTGCTGTTGCAAAGTTGTACGACTCCGTCGGTGTCTCAACCGCAGCGCGAGAAGGAATTACGCCGAACGAGTGGTACGCAAAACATGTATACGGCGTGTCGACTCTCAGCGAGCAGGATGCCGCCGTATCCCTCGTCGACGAACTCTATAGCAAGGCTGAGTTGACTAAGGCTGCGTTTAGGGACGCAACCACGAGCGCAGAGATCCTTGAAGTTGCCAAGACAATTACGCCAACCGAACGCATGATCGCCGCTGGCCTTGGCGAGCAGTTGGCCCCAGAGGTCATCGAAACAGCCAAGGGCGGGTTTGCCCTTCCTGGTGGCCTTGCAGCCTTTGCTGATCCAGCGCCATACAACATCATTGACGAGGTCATCATCGCCTCGCAACCAGACGAGGTTGTAGCCGCGCTTCCTGGAGAAATCCGTGTCCAGATGCACAAGAAGATGACGGCCTCCAAGGCCATCGACATGCAGGACACCGCCGCAGTCGTGAACAGGATCATGTTCTCGCTGCTCTCTCCACGACGGAACCTCTCGTCCAACGCAGCAGTATACCAGATCCTCCGTGTCCGAAACATGGAGGACATCAACGAGTTCGTTGCTCGATACGGTGACCGTATCCGTAATGTCGCCTATGCCGACGAGACTGACCTGGCCCGCGAGATCGCTGCGGACTTCGGACTCGAGGACAACCTTGGAATTGCATCCCAGATCGTGACCGCTGGTCGCGTCATGGTTGCCGCAGCGGACAATCCAGAATTCTTCAAACTTCTTCCTGGCGAGACCATGCTTCAGTTCGCAGAGCGACTCACGTTGCTCAAGGGTGCTGGGCTAAAGGTCGGCGTCTTCGCTGCGGAAATGATGGACACTGCGGCAATGACCGTCGGTGCCATTGACTCGCAGATGTCCATTGCTATTTTCAAGTGGGCAGACACGGTTAAACTTCCAGGCGGTAGGACGCTTGCTGACGAGATCGTCGATGAAGTCGACAGAGTCGGCACGGCAGAGGCTAAGGAGTTCCTCGGCGGCGGCGTAGACACCTACATCGACGAGGCTGGCAAGAAGGTCACCGAGATCCTCCCAGGCATGCGCAAGGTCCTGTCGGAACTCCGTGCTGGCAAGGAGCCAAAGGGCATGAATGCCAGTGGCAATCGCATCGCCCTTGGTGTAAGGAACATTGCCAAGGCGGATGTTCCGCAGGCGACGAAGAACGCTGTATCAGAACTTCCAGCATGGGCCAGATCGAAAGACACCCCAGACATCAAGACCCTCAGAAACAGTTCATTTGAAGTCATGATCAAGTACATGAACCAGATGGCTGATGACTGGGGTAAGACTCTGTACCCTGGGCTAGAGAAACTCTCTGGCGCACAGAAGCAGTGGTTCATTTGGGACATTACCCGACAGCAGATCGAGCCTCACTTCTGGCTACATCGCGGCGTCGACAAGATGGCGAAGCCGTCGCCAGAGCAGATCACCAGGGCGCTAAAGTCCATCAGGAAGGCTGGCGGAACAAAGCGCACTGAAGGCTTTGCTGGTATCGACACACGAGTCATGGCCGAGTTCCTTGAGGAGCGCGGTGGGCAGGTGCTCGGTAAAGCCAAGTTCTACCGCAACGGCAAGTCCGCCATCGAGTTGTTCAAGGGCGCCGACATCACGACGGCGATCCATGAGATCGGCCACATTGGTCGACGCAACTTGTCTGACGTCGATCAGCGTGTTGTGCTCCAGGTCTACGGTGCAACCAAGGGTTGGACCACGGAACTCGAAGAGCGATTCGCGAAGGACTTCACTAACTACATGTACACGGGCCGCGCCCCGATCCCAGCACTCGTAGACCTCTTTGGCCAGATTCGCCAGTTCATGACGGATCTGTGGGCAAAGGTCAGCAAGGCGGAGCAGATTCACCCAGAACTGCGCAACGTCTTCGACCGAATGCTCAGCCACAACGGCCCTCAGCCGCTGCCAGATGCTG